ATGCTATCTGTCCTCCCTGTTCTTTACTGCTGCGTCCACGAGCCTGTCGAGCTGCTCCCTGATCTTCGGGTCCAGGGTCCGGATCCATCTTTCCGGGATCTCGTTGTATCCGTATATCGCTCCAGCCAGGCCGCCTGTTATAGCAGCGATGGTGTCTGCGTCTCCTCCAAGGTTAGCCGCTTCGATTATGGCTTCCTCAAAGGTTCCGGTTGCTGCTATGCTGTGAAGCGCGCAGTTGAAACTGTCCACGACGTACCCGGTGGGGTTGAGCTGCTTCCTGGTCTTCAGGCTGTATTCACTTCCCTGGAACACGTCTCTTATAATCTGCAGGTCCTGTTCCTTATTAACCGATTCGATAATTAAGTTTATCATTTCCGTGTATAAAATACAAGCCTCTGTTGATTTTTTATCCCAGTGTGTCATTTGTGCTATGGCTCCGGCCGTCTCTACGGCCACCGTGGTGTCTGTGTAATAAAGGCCTGGGTAAACCGTGCGCATAAGCGCTCCGTTGCCGGCGCTTTTTCCTCCCATTTGCTCATGTGTCAGCCTGGCAGCGTCAATCCATTCAATTTCGCCTACCAGCTTATTTTGAATTGCCATGTTGATGGTGGCTCCGACGTCCTTCGGTCTTCCGGCGTACCAGGCTATAAACTCTTTCCCTATCTCCGGTACCGGGTTGTCCGGGTTCCTGCAGATGCCGCGGGCCACACAAAGGGTCATTTGTGTGTCGTCGGTGACTTCTCCTGGCACCACCTTCAGCCAGCCTCCTCCGATCATCTCGGTTACTCGGCCATGCTTCCTGGCGATTTCCTCTTTGCTCATAAATTCCAGGGGGGCACCTAACGCGTCCCCTGTCGCTACGCCGTACAATGCACCGGTGATTTTATCTCTTATGTCCCTCATCCTCACTCCTCCTTAAAAACTGTAATATTCCTTTTCTGCCTCTTCCTCGGTGTGAAAGTCCATCTTTTCCAACATCAAGGCTTCCAGCTGTTTAATGGTTTTCTTGTCCAGCTTGGCCTGTTTGGCCGCCTTTATCATGTATCCGATTGCTGCTGCGTTGGTCATTATGCTCCTCCTCTCTCATCTTTTCTGCACATTTGCTACAGAGATCTTCTTCTACCCAGTAGCAGCCTCCCTCACACGGATTACCCCAGGTACATCCACAAACGCGGCATTTTTGCTCATCGTCCTGGTATTCCTCGTCATCTTCCTCGCTGTCAAAGCCGATAACCATTGCCCATTGGTTCAATGGCAGCGGTTCCTTGCCGAGCATATCAAGGATGGCCTCTTCTGTTCCGCAGGTGCTGCAAATATAAACGTCTGCCCTCCTACTCAAAGCGTTTCTTACCGGATCTTTGTCCATGCGGTAGTAGCCGCACCTTGGACATGGAAATGTGTATCCGTCAGCCGGCGGATTTTCCTGCAGTGGTCTCAAACTCTCGATGAGTTCCTTTGCCTGTTCGATTGTTCTTGCCATGGTTATTCCTCCTCAAAAATTAAGATTTTCGTTTCCGATTTCCTTCTGGTATCTATACCAATTAAGCATCATTACGAAGTCTCCGGGGCTTATTATCTCGTTACTCTCCCTATCACCTTTGCTGTCGCATGTGGTTACATATACCGGGCCTTCTTCCCTTGTCTGAAAAACTTCGATTGTTCTGCCGTTGTTAACTTTGAACTTCATTTTCACAGTCAGTTCCCCTCCTCTTCGTCGATGATATATGCTATCATTTCTCTTAATTCGTTCTGAACTATGTTCCTGCTGAATGCCTCGCAGAAAAGTTTCCGCATATCCTTGGCACTTAATCTAATGTCGAGATCCATCTGGATGTCTTCGATGCAATGCTCCACCAGCTCATTGAGTTCCTTCTTGGTCCCGTACCATTCGTCTCTATATCCCATTGTTTCTCCTCCTTATGCACTTGGGTGCTTGAATTTTTTAAACTCTTCCTGAAGCTCTTCCAGCTCGTGTCTCTTCTGGGCTATTCGTTCCTCATACTCTTTTGCTCTGGTTGCCGTCGGTAGCATGTCGGCTATGATCCTGATTCCGTATGTGTCGTAAAGGCTGGCAATCTGTTTCTTACCTTCGGTCTCGCTTATGGAAGGGTGGTAGGTATAAACCGTTTCGATCATGGCATATTCTGCGTCTGTGAATTCTCTCTTTGTGAGAGCCTTAAATTCTTGCTTAGTCATTTTCGATTCCTCCTTGTGGTTCGTAAATCAGGTAAATCCCGAGTCTGCTCTGGCTTCTGTGCACTAATTTGAAGCCTTCCTTTTTCATTCTCCTTTCTATCCTCTTTTCTTCACTCTCTGTTTTTACTGTAAAAGTCTTAATTTTCTTTATCATTAAACTCCCTCTCTTTTTTTTCTCAATTTCTGAGAATATTATAAACCACCATTGGTTAATAAGTCAATAAAAAAAGAGCACCGAATATTGAATAAATACCGGTGCTCCTTATTTGTTTTAAACTAATAAATTTATTCCTTTGTAGCCGTCTCCAAGGTTCCAATAGCAAAAGTCTTCTGTTCCTTTACCGTCTGCTCGATCTTGGTATCGAGCCATAACGTAAGGTCTCCGTATAAGTCTGTTATCATCTGCTTTGCTTCCTCGGTGAGCAATTGAAGCGCTACGTTTTTTGCGGTATTAAATGCTGTTTTTTGGGCTTCTTTATCAAATTTACCCTCCTTCTTGAGGGTATCGACGTATGTCTGGGCCGTATAGGTTACGGCCTGGAGAACGGCATCGGTAGCCTCCTGCAGATAGGTTCTGATGAGTTCATTGTTGATTTTGGTCGTTGTCTGGTCTGCTTGGGCCTTCAGAAATTTTACCAAATAGGTAACCAGTACCGGAATGGCCGGAATAACTACGACCTGGATTATGGTTGTGAGTATCTCTTTCATTTAACTTCCTCCTCTTTATTGAAGTATCAAGTCTTCGAGCCTTACGGCTGCTGTGACTTGACCATTGATTCCTATAACTGCACGGTCGCCTTTTAATTCCTGAACATCATACACTGTGTTGTATACAAAGCTTGCAAGGCCGCCGCCGGTGCATGTCTTTGCTCCATTTCTGACTTTGACTCTGCTGCCTACCTTAATGGTTGGAGCTGCAGAAACACTTCCAGCAGATACCGGCGTTCCTCCTTCAGTTGTAATGAAGGTATCGAAGCCGTCAGCTTTTAACTTGGCTGCCATGTTGTCGGCATTTGATTTCACTGAATAAGCTCCGATCTGTACTTTGTAAAGGTTGTTTGCCTTTACAAGCATGGTATCGTATCCTTTGGCCTTAAGTGACGCCATGGTTCTCTCTGCGTTGTCTTTTACGCTGTAAGCACCCACCTGTACCCTGTAAAGTGTGGAACCTCCTGTATTGCCTGAAGGTGCGTTTCCTTTTAATGCTGATATGATTGCGTCAAACTGGAATAATGCACCTGGGCAGTTCGGTTTTGTAATCGGGTTTATCTGGTAATGCCCGACAATGTGTTCCCTGTCCAGAGGGATTTCCACACCATAAATGCGTTTCACTTCGCTGCGAATGTAGGCGATTAACTCAATGGTTGCTGCCAGCTGTGCGTCTGTGAGCTTACCTTTTGTTTTGGCCCATATTCCCTCATGCTCAATGCTTACAGTGTAGTAATTGGCATTGGTTTTTCTTTCCCTTACTGCTGCAAGTGATGAATTGCCATAGTATGTGTTTTTGCTTGGGTCTGTGCTCGTGCCATTACACCATGCACCGTCGGTTAGTGGAACGAGCTGCGTGATGCGGCCATTCTGAGCGACAACAAAATGAGCTGATGCTTCGGCGTCCGGATTGCAGAGCCAGCTTACAGCTCCTTCGTATGATCCCTCGGTGATATGGCACACAATCATGTCTGGTTTCCAGCCGTTACGGCCATTGTACTTGTTCGGTGAGTTTTTCTTTGTGATATTCATGATTAATTCCTCCTAAAAACTTTGATTTTCGACATTTTCAGTCGGTTGTATTGGTTGTGTCTGCGCATTGTTCAGGTCATAAATGCTTCCATCAATTTTCTTTCCGTTCTCGTATCCGGCTTTAATAAAATAAAAAGCCGTTACCGAACTAAACGGAACAGCCACTGTGGAAAGTATTTCGCTGGGTACCCTGTCTTGCTTGAACCAAACCCATAAAGCGAATACGATGGTTCCAAAGAAAAAAGCCGACGTCACAACCGCCAGCCATTTTGAAAAAGTCCACCCTTCTTTTGTTTTGTATGTCTTATTCAATAGGTATCACCACCTCTCAATACATGTTTTTCACTCCTTGCTCCGTCAGGAAGTCCTTCTGTTCGTGTTTTACCTTCTTGGCATATTCCAGTGCAGCACTCAGCTCTCCGTTGCATTTCCCGTCCCTTATTGCCTGTGCTGTGGCCTCTCCCAGCGCTATTGCGGCGCCGATTCCTTTAATAAGTAAGAGTTCGTTCTTTTCCCTGGCCTTGTCGAGCTCCTCTCTCTTTGCGTCCCGTTTTGATATGTTCCTCTGGATCGCCCAGAAGCATAATCCGGTTACAGCACTCGGAACTCCCATAAAGGCCAAAACTGCCGTTATATCAAGTTGCATCGATAATCCTTCACCTCTTTCCATCTGTAGAGACAATTATGGGCGGGTATATTGAATTAACCCGCCCACTTACGCCTCTTTATTGAATTAAATCAGGTCTTATTTTATAGACTTCTGCCAATATTGCCGCTTGTTCTGTTTCGGGATACGAAAGCACCAGCTCTTCCGGCGTCCCAAGTCCCATGTCATGTTTTGTAATTATTGCTCGTGCAATCACTCTAACAACGTATGGTGCATAAGCCATTATGATACACCTCCCGCTATAAGATCCGCAAATGCAAGCTCAACGTCTTCAAGCCTTGCCTGCAGTTCTGCATTAAGGGCTACCTGATCTGCCAGGGCAAGCTCAAGATCCTGGATGCGCTTATCCTTCTCTTTTTCACGCTGCTTGGCTGCTCGTAATGCTGCCAGGTCCGATTTAGCAATTACTTCCATAACCCTTCACCTCCGTTTAATCAAATGCGATGCCGAGACCCAGGACTTCGATGGTTCCTAATGTATCATTGGCCCATATTGTAACGCGAATATCCAGTCCCCATTTATCTGCTGACCTATTTTTGTTGGTTAGTTCGGTATACTCGCGTGCCAAGTATGCGGCTGTGATGTCCTCCCAAACAGGGAATGGGTCAAAAGCGTTGTTGCTGGCCTCAACTTTGAGAACGGCTGGGTTTGCCCCGTCTTTTGCTATATTGTCATAACCGAAAACCAGCACACGCTCAACTTCCGCAGAGGTCTCAATCGGGGTTTTGAGCCTAAACTGTAGCACGTTACCCGCTCTGATAATCCGCGGCAGCGTCCACTCGCCGTAGTTTCCTGTTGTATCGCGGGCAGCCATACGCCAATAATAGCTTTGATTCTGCTGCAAAGGTTGACGCAGAGAATGTCTCACCCGTTCAGTTTCTACTGGTGCTCCTGTTGCGGGCATAGGTACCCAATTGGCGCCGTCGTATATTTCCCAG